GGATTTAAACTTACTGTGTTAGTAAAATAAGGTGGTGATACAGTATTATCATTTGCTACACCATCTACTTGAGCAGTTATATCAGACCATGTAACACCATTGTCAGTACTTAACTGCACTACAAAGTTACCTACACCTTCAGTAGTTAGTTCAATGTTAAAAGTACTTACAAACTTATCTTGCGTTGCAGGGTTTACTACACCAAATACTTTTTCACCAGCGTAATATTCTTCATTAGTTTCTATAGGTGCGGCCATTTATTATTGTTTTGAGTTTACTATTTCTTGTTGTATTTGTCCTACAGCAGCTTGAACTATTTGAGGATCTCTTATAACAACACCAGTATACATTAATATATTTAGTATAACATTGACTCTTTCAGAGTTATTTAATTCAAAATCAACAGAAGGTGGGTAATTGTTATTAAATTGAAATTGTCCCACAGAACCAATAGTATATGCCCAGTTAATATCTTCAGGTTTTTTAATGTATTGTACATTTACTTGACCAGTAGGAGTTCCTAATCCAGTTTTAACATTTATAGAATCTGGATATACATATATTTTATTACTCTCATATAAGTATATAGGATATTTTTCACTAGGAGTTATTAATGGAGATTTTCTAAAATGATAAAAATCAGTTCTATCTACTCTTTGCATTTCAGTTGAGAGCTGATCTCGCGAAGTTCCAATACCAGGAAGTGGTTGAAGAGGTTGAAAAGTAACTGAACCTAATCTGTAAAGGTCGTTAGGTAATTCATAATAAACAGGTGGTCCAGCTTGTCTAGTTATAGCAAGAGCTTCTTTTCTAAACGGTTCTATTTTTTCATCTAAGTTGATAACTCTATCAGCATAGTCTACATCAGGTTGAGGTACTCTTAATTGTTGATTAAGATCATCAAAATATCTTTCAAATATTTCACGCTGAACTTGACTACCTATTTTATTAAATTCTTCAGGTGTCAAATAACCTCTTTGTTCTTTATTTAAAATAAGTAAAACAGTTTTGTATACTGAATCTACGCTTATTGCCATATTTAATACTTTAAAAAAGGGGTTGACAATCTCAACCCCTAATGATTATAATCACTTGTTATTTTAGCTTTTTCTGAATAGATTGTAAAACTTCAACACCTTCGTCAGTTTTAAACCAAGCAGCTAAAGCTGAATATGGATTTTCATCAAATGGTACATTCATTAACTTTCTATTATTACTTGCCCAAGTAAATGCTCTACCACCTTCAGACATATTTAATAGACCTAGTTCAACAGCTTTAATACCAATATTTCTCAATTGTATATTTTCATCGTTGACTATATCTATAAAAGCTATAGGATTTTTTCTAGCCATAACTAGAATATCTCTTTTTATTTCACTAGAACTCATTGTAGATACTTTAGAACCTTGCTCAACTCTTAATACAGCTTCTGCAAAGTCAATATCTAAATCTCTAGCTAAATTCATAGCATCAAGTTCTATTTCTAAATTTACAACAGAATGATCAGCTTCTTTAACCTCATCTCTTTCTGCAAACAATAATCCATTCGCGGGGTGTAGAGCTAAAAACTTTTGTAAAACAACATCTGTTTTTTTAACTGCTAAAGTTCCGTTAGTAAATATAATATGTTTCAAAGTCGCTTGTCCATCTTGCTCATCTACAAATGGTGATCTTTGATTAGTTGCATACCTTAATTCTCTATTGTATCCTTTTTCTTCGTCAAACCAAAGTAATGGATAACGTCTAGAGTGTCTACTAGGTATTGTAAATGTTAAAGGATTTTTATTACCTGTTAAATAATAAAATCTATCTTTTACTTCCCAAGAATCTTTTGTCTCAGGTTCTTTTGTTTTGTTTGCCATAATATAATATAATATAATTTAAAAAAGTCCCCTGCCGAAACAGGGGAATTATTGTTAAGAATATACTACAGTGAGTACTTCTGCGTCATTGTAAAATGACACTGTTGGTACATCATTCTCAGCTTGTGAAGCTTTATTAATAGCTTCGGCTAAGTCTGCAGCTAGTTGAGCTTCAGTACTAGCAGGCACGTCATCGACTGTAACAGTCCATTTTAACGATCTACCAGCACTAGCGTCCCATAGATTTGTAACTATTTCTGCTGAAGTTGCAGAAACTGGTTTTACAAAAGCTACGTTATCTACTGGTACTAATTGAAAACTATTAAGAGAAGATCCCTCACTTCCTACTAAATCACCAGCGACTAAAGTGATTACTACATCTGTAGTACCACCAATATCACTTGTTGAAAAAGTTAAAGTATCACCAACTTTATAACCTTCACCACCGTCAGTAGTAGAAGCAACTGTTACTGTATTACCAGCAATGGTAATATCTACAGCACCGCCAGTTCCACTTCCGCTAGTTGTGAACGGAGTATCTGTAGCAGTTTGATTTGTAGCATCAGAACTATTAGTAGTAATAGAAGATGTAAGTGAACCTACAGCTTCGACTAAACTTCTAGCAGGATTGATAGCTAAAGGTATTTTTATATAATTTGCCATAACTTATCTTATAAAGGTGTTACTGAACTTTGCGCAAAGTCGTCTACTTGATAATCCTCTAAATCAGCAGCAGCAGCAGTTGCAGCTCCTTCTAATTCAAATATTGGATTTGACCCAGGTTCTTGATTAGCCTCAATGATTAGCTCTTTAAGGTTTTCAATATCCTGCGCTGTGACTACAGCTTCTCCACCACCGTCAGCATAGTATTCAATAATGTTAACTATTACGTCAGTTGTATCTGCTGGTATAGTAGAATAAATTCTAATATGTTCGTTAGATCCAGAGATCTCAGCATCATACGCGTTAGTAACATCAATGATAGCATATCTAGGTGATAGAGCACTAGTAGTATCTTTTAATGGTACTCTAATAAAATTTGCCATAATTTATATTATTTAAAGATTTATAAACGGAGGACCGAAGTCCTCCATTGTAATATTACGCAGCTTTAAACAATACAAAGTTGTTAGCAGCTTGTGTTACTAGACATCTTTCAGATAAGAAGTGTACAGACATTGCATCTAAGTCAGAAGTGTAAGCACCACCAACAGATCCAGTTATCCAAGACTTATATCTTCTATCGTCAGTTTCAGAAGCTCTATATCTTACGTGTAAGAAAGGTCTTCTAATATTAGATCCAAGCATTTGGTCATACACAGTTGTAGTACCTGCAGGAACTAATACACCATCAATAGAATTAGATAAACCTCTTGTAGAAGCATCGTTTAGATATTTCCAGTCAGTTTTGTAGAAGTCATAAGAACCTCTTCTAAAACCAGTGAATCCAAAGTTCAATGCCATTTCAGCTTCATTATCAAATAAACCGTAAGAAGCAGCAGCTGTTGAAGCAAAACCACCGTTCATAGCAGCGATCATGTCGTCAAAGTCAAGAGCAGTTTGTCTTGATAAGAATAACATGTTTTCTTCAATAGCACCTTGCTTGTCTAAGTTTTTAAGGATTTCGTCGAAATCAGCTATAGCACCAGAACCAGGTCCAGCAGCACCAGAGAAACCAACGTATACATTACCTCTTGCTTCGATAGCAGCGAACATACCTTCACTACCGTCGATGTTTGTAGGTAAGTTAGCATTAAGTCCATCTTCAGCTTCAACCATTGCCATTTCTAAGTAATCATCAAAACGTAATCTAGTTTCAGATTGAGCTTTTAAATACCAAAGGTATCCAGAAGTTCCATCTTCAGTAGCTACTTCAACCCAACCGATCTGAGCAGTGTCAGAACCATTGATCTCATACTTATCTTTAATGATAATTGGCTTGTTACTGTATTGAGTAAATTCTGGCTCAATAGAACCTTCCATACCATTAGTACCTTTTGCGAATTCTGAACCATAAACGAATAAGCTAACTGCAGCTGAGTTTAAACCAGCTTTGAGACCAGCTTGATCATAAGGCGTAATTAACGCTTTAACAGCGTCAGAGTCTTCGTTAGGAACTGGAGCATTAGCAGCGTCTAATACATCTTTTACATAGAACTTTTGTGTTACTAAACCAGTTGCATTATCAGACATCAAGATAGTATTACCTTTTCTTAACGCAATACTTGTAGCAGTATTAGGTGCAGATATGTCTGGTTCAATTCTAAAGTCAGTACCATCAGGAGTTGGAGCACTAACTAAAGCTTTGTAAGCAATGTGTAATCTATTTTGTTCAGACCAAACAACTTGATCCGATGTCATTGGCATCTCAGCACCAACCATTCTTAAAAATCCAGATAAGGTTCTGTTACCGTATCTTTCTACTTCCTGCTCATATAATTCAGGTAGGTATTGTTGACCAAAGTCATTACCAGCACCACTTGTAAAATCCAAATAGTTAGTTGATAATGCCATCCTGTTTTGAGAAGGAATAATTGACGCGGGAAAAGACCCGCTTACATTAAAAGCCATAATTATTAGTTTTTAAATTTTAGTTTTAAGTTTTGTTTCTTCTTTTTATTTTCAACTTAGAACTATCTACTCCATTAATTGCTTTTACTTTTAATCCATTTATAAATACTTCACCAGCAGCGCTAGGCCTAGGTTCACTATTTATATTTTTAGATTTAGCCATAACTTCTTTTACGCCGTCAGCTTTGCCTTGTTCGTAAAAGTGTTGAGCTAAAGTATCCGCATTTCTAGCAGCATAGATAGCTTTATGGTAGTTACTAAAATCACTTATAGTTCCACCTCCTTCTGAGAACTTCCCAAGAAAGCTTGATAGATCTGTTTGTGCTTTTGCAACTTCCATAGGGTTGTTAACGCCATATCTGAATCTTTTGTCACCAAAACTAAATTCAAAACCTTTGAAATCATTAGTGAAATACTTTTCAGTACCTGTTCTAAATTGTTCCCTATTGTTTTTTACTACCTCTTGTTCTTTGTTGTATCTATTGAAAAAGTCCATAGCTTTTTTCTGCTCATTATTAAGTGATGGCCTCAACTTGATTTCATCATAATACTTAGTTTTTGAGTCTTCCAAAAACTTACGGGCTTTGGCAATTTCTTCTTTGTACGATAATTTTTTCTTTTTAATAGTACGCTCATCGTCGTTTTCTTCGTCCCAAGAAAAATTATCTTCAAGTACAAAATCCACTTCTTCTCTTTCAAGATGTGGTTTAGTATGTTTATAATATTCTCTAAGTAAAGTTACGTTATCTACATCTGAGTAGTCTGCGTTTAACCTTACAAAATCTTCTACTGTTCCACCAGTTTCTTCCATGAAAGCTACAAGCTTTTCTATATTTTCTGGAAGTTGTCTTTGTTCTACAACTGGTTCTTCTATTTTTGTTTCTATAGTAGGTTCAACTTTATTCTCTTCTACCGGTTCTTCTGTTATTTCAGCAATAGGAGATTCTACTTGCTCTTTTTCTTCGGTAGTTGTTTCAGATTCGCTGTGTGCTGATCCCACTTCTTGCAATTCCACTTTGCTCTCTTTCCCTGTCGGTTCGCTTTGCTCATTAGACTGTAACACAACTTTCTCTGGTTCTGGCTCTTGAACGGCATCTTCTTTATTTTTAGTTAAATCTACTTTAGCAATATTGTTTGGGGTTTCACCTAATTTTCTAGGTCTACCTCTTTTCTTTTTCATTTTAAATTCCCCTTCTTGAGGAATATCCTTTGCTTCTTTTTCTGACATAATATAATAATATATAATTAATAAAAATTATCTAGGCGCAAACTGTTCTAACTCAAAGCCGCCTAGAGTATCATTACCATTTGATTCAAAATTAATAGGTAATAAATCTTCTTTTCTTTGTGTTATCATCTCACTTTGTTGAGATCCTTGTATTCTTGTTCTTTTATCTTTTCTATCTTCTATGTATTGTTCTTTTTCTTTCTCTCTGGAAAGTTTCATTTCAGCAAGCTTAGTATTATATGAAAATTCTAACGCCATTAAATCTTGTTTTATTTGAGATTCACTTTGCATACGTTGTATTTCAAAATTAGATTTAGCTTGTTCTATTTGTATTTGAGATTCAGCAGTAACTTGTTGCTTCTGCGCTTCAGCTAATGCTGCTCTTTCAGCTGCTTCAGCATTGGCTTGAGCTTGCGCTTGTATATTCTGCATTTGTTGCTGTTGCTCTCTTTCTTGCTTTTTCCTACGCTTTACTTTTAGCATTTGATTAGCAAGTTTAATATTTTTTATTTCCCTTAAATCTATTGCGTCTTCAAGATCAATACCTCCTGATTGTAAAGCTATTTGTATGTTTTGTTCTAATACAGCTTTTTCTTCTTCATCTGGCATTAATTGTAAGAAAATACCAAAATCATATAAGTTTAAAGAATTTATTTCTTCTAGTGTATTTACGTTATAAACCGATATACTAGACTTTAAAGCTTCGTTTGTTAAAGCAAACTCTAATGAGTCAGATATTCTAAGAGATACATTTTCACAAGCTCTTAATGCTAAATATAAACTAGCTTGTAATATATGCCTAGTTGCTGTATTACTATTTGCAGCTGCTATTTTTTGTAAACCTACTAAAGAGTTTGAGTCAGGTGTACTACCATCTCTAGCTTCATTAAGTCCGGTTACATCTCTTATCATTTGTAAGTAATATTGATAAGTCTGTATTAATGATGCGATTTTTGCTTGTCCACTATTAGTTGATAATTCTTGTATAGGTACTTTACCGGGATTCATACCACCTTCCTGCGTCATAGATCTACCTATTATAGATCCTGTCTGGAAATACATATTCAAAGCTTCTTGTGGATTATAACTAGTTCCATTACCAAGATCAACTTCTGCTAAACCATCTGCATCTAAGAATATACCATCAGGTACTACTCGTGATAATACTTGCTGTAACTTTAAATGAGTCAATTGTATCATATCAGCAAAACCAGTTATTCTACCTACTAAACTTTCTATTTTACCTTTATATATTTTAGGTGCACATAAAACATAGTTCATGTTTACTTTAGCTATATTAGATTTAGGTCTAGTAATGTTTTCAGCTAATTGCCATTTTAACATCATAGGATGTCCTAATATTTTAGCTCCACTGTATAATACTTCTATTGATCTACTAACTCTTTGAAAGTTATCATTAGTAGGTGGTGTAAATGTATCAGGTTTTTCTAATGCTTTTTCTAATCCTGATGCAGTTTCTTTTATTTTAAAAACTTGATCATGATAAGTTTTATATTCAAAATATAATACTTGAATATAATTTCTATCATCTCTACCATTCCACTCATATGCATAATTACTATTACCTGGATATTGTTGTATTTCTTTTAATTGTGAATCAGTTAAGTTAGGAAACTCTTTTTTAAGTTCAGCCATACTTATACCTTTTACTTCACCAACATACCATATATCTTCAAAGTTAGGGTCTTCAGTATATGACCAAACCATTTTAGCAGGATCGCAATATTTTACAGTAACTCCTTCTGCTTTGTTCCAATCTGTTTTAACAGCTCCAATACCTAATACAACTAAATCTTCATTAAATCTTTTTCTAACTAAATCAAATTTATTTTTATCTAGTGTATTATTTATAGCTTCTTCTTCTGCTATTTCTATAGACTGTTTATAGTCTAATTGTAAATGTAATTCTAATTCCTGTTTGTTAGCGGGTAAATCTTCTGGATTTTCACTAGTATACATATTAAATCCAGTAACTTTATTTACTTGTTCTATAAAATCTTTAGCTTGTATATCTCTTAATAAAGCTTGAGCATAATCAGTTCTTTGTTTTTGTGAATCAGGATCTTGAGCAAAGGCTTTTATTTCATATTCTTTATCTGTTAATCCATTTACTACTATATCTACAAATTTAGGAATAATAGGTACAGGTTTCCAGTCTAAATTTAAATACGATAAATCACCGTTAATAGCTAATTCATCTTTATACTTTTGTATAGATTGTTCACCTCTAGCATATAACCTTAAGTTTCTAAAATTATTATAATTACTATTAAATCTATTTCCAATACCAGTTCTAGCTCCACTAAACCAATCACCTTCTATAGCTTGACCTACACGTAAACCATAATCATAAGTGGCTTTCTCAGCGGCTGGAACAACTTGATCCGGAAAAGAACTATATCCATAAGTTACTTGCATTAATCTATTATTTTTGATAAAAATCCATCATTGTTATATCTTTTAATTCCAAGATCCACTTTTAACATTTGTCTATCTTGTGTAGGTTTGTATTTGTTTTTATTACAAGCCATTATAGCTAAACCTGAACTTATAGTAGCATCATGTTTAGTTCTATTGTTTATATTAAAAACAGCCCAATCTTCTAAAGTTCTTTGCATATACATGTCACCGAACTTATCGTTATTTTTTCCTACATAATTTTCAATATAATATTCTACAGCAGCTGCATGAGCTTGCTTAACATCTTCGCTTGAGTTAGGTATACCACCAATTTCTTTTTCAGTAGTAGATAATTTATTCCATATTTTATCAGGACGATTCATACTAAAACCTCTATAACCTCTACGCCTCAAATAATATAATAATCTTGGTTTATTATTTTCCGCTAATATTGGCATACCATAAAATACTAAAGCCATAAGAACATCTTCAAAAAACATATCAGCAGTCTGAGGTCTTGCTATGTATTCTAAAAAGAAATGATTAGGTGGTGCATCTTCCATAGAAAACTTTGTTAATCCATGTAGCGCTCCTTTAGAACCACGTCCGTCTACAGTTCCACTAATATCATAACTATCACAACCAAAAGATCCAACGTGTTCATTACCAGGATATTTAATCCCATTTTTTACTATTACACTATTTTGTAAATTTTTAGGTGGAACCCACGATATTAAGAATCTACCATCTTTGTTTGGCATAAACATTACTCGCGTGTCTTTAATTCCGTTTTCCCAAACAAAATTTCCTTTAGTAACATTCATGCTATTTACGAGTTCTTCATTGTAATCTATTTGCTCGTAAATCTTTGTTAGATTAAATAAACTATTTTTTGTTTCATCTCTAAACGCGTGTTGCTCTGTTCGAGGAAATTGTCTATAATATTCATTTAAACTATCAGCATCATCTTTTAATCCTTCAACTTCGTTTTCCCAGTGTTCGATAACTCCTGTTTCAATTGGTACATTGTCGATACCGAGGACTGTATTTTCTGGCGTTGTAAAGACAGGAAGTCCATGAGAATCCATGAATCCTTCGTAGTTCCACTCCATAGGTATGAATAAAGAGTAGAGTCCAGAAGCTGTTTGTCCATTTCTATTTCTTTGCGTAACGTCTGAAGAGTAATATAATTTTTTGAAGTTGTCTCCACCTTTGTCTAATGCGTTTGATGTTGAGCCCATCATACATTTACCTACGATCCTACGTCCTAGTCTTAATGTAGTTTTTGTAACTCTCCAGTTATTTAATATATTATCAGGTCGTTCCCATTTACCACTTTCATCATGCGCTAATAGTTTTAGCTTTTCACCATCATAAGAGTTATCACCTGTATTTTTCCAATCAATAGTTGTATCAAGACCTTGTAAGTCTAAGGCTTTAATATTTTCCTCCAGTTTTCTTCTAGTAAGCTTTGATGCCGGAACACGATATGCCAACTCAGTCTTCGGCCTGTCCATACCATCTTGGATCGGCTTGAAGAAAAATGGATAGTTAACGGATATTGGTACGACTTTATCTGTAAACATTTTTTTAGCATCTGCTCCTGACTTGGATAATAT